ATACGTTGTTAATACATTGCACAAACATTTATACGAAAGGAAAATATGTCATTTGCAGATATGAAAAAACGTAGTAAAACAGACCTCTCATCTCTAATCAAAGAGACTGAAAAAATCTCCAATCCAAATTCATTCGGTGACCGCGACGAAGGTTACTGGCGTCCAGAGTTGGATAAGTCAGGTAACGGATATGCCGTTATTCGATTTCTTCCAGCACCAGAGGGTGAAGAACTGCCTTGGGCACGTATCTGGAATCATGGGTTTCAGGGGCCAGGTGGCTGGTATATCGAAAACTCTCTGACAACTCTTGGGCAGAAAGACCCTGTGAGTGAATATAACTCACAACTTTGGAACTCTGGTATTGAGGCAAACAAAGAGATTGCCCGTAAACAGAAACGTAGGTTGAACTACACTTCAAATGTTTACATTATCAAAGACCCTGCCAATCCTCAAAATGAGGGACAGGTAAAACTGTATCGTTATGGTAAGAAAATCTTTGATAAGATTAATGACCTCATGAATCCTGAGTTTGAGGATGAGTCACCAGTAAATCCTTTTGACCTCTGGGAAGGTGCAAACTTCAAGATGAAGATTCGTAAAGTAGAAGGTTATTCCAACTACGACAAGTCAGAGTTTGAGGCTCCCTCTGCTCTTCTTGATGACGATGAAAGACTTGAGGAAATTTGGAATTCTCAAACCTCACTAAAAGAGTTAGTGAGTCCAGACAAGTTCAAGACATTTGATGAATTGAAAACTAAACTGGATCGTGTACTTGGTTTGGGAGCAACTTCAACTCCTAAACCAAATACAGAAGAGGTTCCGTTTGATGGTGGACAACCTTACACGGCACCACCTAAACCTGCTGCTGAGGAAACAACATCCGATGATGATGACCTTGGTTATTTTCAGAAATTGGCAGAAGAGGCCTAATTAAACATTTGGGAACCTTGAACTGCTAACATAGTTGGGTCACTTGGTCTTGGATTATCTGGTACTTTAATCTGAGTTGCTTGATTTGAGACAACAGGATTTCTTTGGCTGTTGTCAACATTATTTATTGTGACAGGTGACCCATTTCCCATCCTTGCTCGTTCTAATGCTTGTGAATTAGATATTAGTTGAGCAGCTTTCATGAATACTGTAGCTGCTTGATTGTCTAACATTATTTCACCTTCATGAATTTTTGCATATCCAGTACCAACTATTAATCCGCCCGTGGAAGCTTGAGGGGCATTCTCTAATGCATTTTGAAAGATTTTCATAGTAGCATCTACATTTTCCAAATCACCAGCAGCTGCCATAGTTGATGCACCTGAAGCCATTTTTTTGATTTCATCAGCACTCATACCAACCAATTTCTCTTGTAAAGCTTTCAAATCAAATTCAAAATCATCAATAATTCCTTCTGAACCAAGACCCATCTGCTCAAATTGTTTTTGTGCTTTATCAGCTTCACCACCACTAAAAATCCTCATCAATGTTTCACCGCCTGGTATTTTCTTCACTATTGACATTACATCTATGTCTAATAGATTCCCAAACCAGTCCGCTATGTTCTTAACTGCATCCATCAACAAATCACCAAAACTAAATTCTTTTCCTGCCTTAGCTATTGCTTCAGATTCCTCATTAAAACCAAGGAGTTTTGCAAACCAAGCCGTCACAGCAGTAACTCCTTTTGCTACAAGGTTTGGCATGAATGTCAATACATTGACTATACTTTTTATTATATCTGACCCACTATCGAATTTAAATAGGTTTCCAAACCAATCTTTTATAGTTTGAACTACAGTTTTAACAGACTTTACAATAATACTATCTTCTTCCTTGACAGGTTCTTGACTCCATGTGAATATACTCATAACCCATTCTTTTGCAGCTTTGAATACACCTAAAATAGAATCCTTGAATGAGAATGTCTCCGTAGCTTCTGCAGCTTCATCCCATCCAAATAATTTTAATACCCAAGCAATTGCATCCTTGAGGGGTGCAGTAATAAAATCAGCAAAAGAACCAACTCCTGCAGCAAGAGATTCCAGAGTTGTGGTGAGTGTTCCTACTGGGTCGGCAAATAGATTCTTAATCCAAGTTACTGCTGAGTTGAATACATCCACTACGAATGTGGAAAATCTGAATGGTTCTTCTGGGTCACCCCATCCAAATAAATCTTTTATGAAGTTAATGGCAAGTCCCAGAGGTGCAGTAACAATATCAATGAGAGATTTTGCTATACCAGTGAAAGAAGTATCTTCAAACTTGAAAAGACCAACAAGGTAATCTACTGCCTTCATTACGGCATCTCTGATGTTATCTACCAGACTGAAATCAGATACTGCCTTAATGGTGTCTTCTTCCACACCAAACAGACCCATAAACCATGTAACTAGGAACTTTACACCATCCTCAATGAGTTTTGCTAAATCAAAGATGAAAAAGTCAAGAATGGCTTTCAAACCACCACCGATACCATCTAACAATCTTTCACCAAATCCTCTGGTATCATCATCCCCCTTTTTCTTGAATGCATCAAATGCACCTGTGAAGGTTTCAAACAGACCCATCACTATAGTAAATGGTAGGAAAAGTCTCCCGATGATTTTACCAATATTCTTGAAATATTTAAACACATCTTTGAATTTTGCAATAACATCAGTGAAAGGTTTTACAACCTTCCCACCACCAAACAATGTGCGGATAGGTTTTACAAAATCGTCAATACTATTGAGCAATCCCCCCTTTGAACCGAATATATTTCTTATTGAATCAATTGCAATTCTTGTCTGCCGGAACATTTTATTTTGCATAAAGAAAAGTTTCAATCTTCCAAAGAATCTTGTTATTGCATTATTTTTGAGGGCTGCCTTAAAAGTGTCTATTGCATTGTCTATGGTTTTAAATAGTTTGGAATCAGTAAAGAATGTCCTTACGTTTCTAATACCTTTTGCCAGATTACCATTTTTTCCGAATGCCTTCTTCAATCGTTCTAATTGTTTTCCTATGAAACTGTCTTTACCAAGAATACCTTTGAATATGTCTTTGAGAGTTTCAGCAATACCTATACCAATTCCAGTAATCACACCACCAAGAGCAGCAATTAACATTAGAGGAATCTCACCAGACTCTATTTTTTCTGGCATTTGAGCACTGGTGTCTTTAATTGCTTCAAGAGCCTCCAACATCCTGTTCATCTGTAGTTGTTGCTCTCTGGCAGCTTCCTGAGCCAAAACCTTTTCA